ATTTGCCAATCAATCATGAATTGGCAAGTAGGCTGATCTGTGTGCCGAAGAGTGCAAAAGCTCCTCGCCTCATAGCCGCGGAACCTGTACAGCACCAATGGTGCCAACAGCTTACGTGGAGATGGCTAGAGAGTCGACTTAAGTCCCTTTTTAAGGGTTCTTTTGTCAACTTTCGTCGCCAAGATCTCTCAGCCGAGATGGTTGCTGAAGCATCCTTGAATCGGAAGTTGGCAACGGTAGATTTATCCGATGCTAGCGACCGACTTTCTTGCTGGACCGTGGAACGTATATTTCGGAGGAATTACTCCGTTCTACGCGCTCTGCACGCCGCAAGAACTAGGTACCTGCGTAGTGACGAATCACTACCAGGAAGTAGCTTCTTTATAAAACTAAAGAAGTTTGCCTCGCAAGGTACAGCGACGACGTTTCCAGTGCAGACCATTGTATTTCTCGTCATAGCTATAGCTTCTGCTATTGGCGATGATGAGGTTACGATGGAAAGCATCATGAAACTTCGTAACCATGTCCGTGTGTATGGCGATGATATTATATTGCCATCACACGGGTATGCGCGACTGCTCCGCATTATGGACTTGCTTCAGTTAAAAGTCAATGTGGCTAAAAGCTACAGAGACGGATACTTTCGCGAGTCCTGCGGCTCCAATGCGTACCGGGGTTACGATGTAACCCCCGTTAAAGCGAAGGAGATAGTCGCAGACGGCCCGACCTCGTGTCAGGCTGTGATAGACACGTCAAATAACCTTTTTTGTAAAGGATACTGGCATGCTTCACAATACCTTATTTCCACTCTTCCTCCGCGTATACAACGTGGACTTAGAATTGTGGGAAGAAACGAGGTTGGGTACTCCGGTCTCGTCTCTTTCTCTGGAAGCGATGAATCTCATCTTGTTAAAAGATGGAATTCCCGCCTACATAGGTACGAGGGAAGGATTTGGAGAATATCTCCAAAACCTCAATTCGAGACCAGGGGAGAGTTCGTCTCGCTTCTTGACTTTTTGTCAAGGCCACACAATCCGAGCATTGCTAGGACTGTGTCGGTATACGGACGAGCTCGGAAGATCACTAGTGATCTTCTATGGGAGCCCCTTAACATGGGCGCTCACGGTAATATTAGCTTGCCGTCAGATCGAGTGGTTCACGTGTCTTCAACCTTTCAAGGAAGAAGAATACGCAGAGGTAGACGGAAAACCCGTCTATCGCTACGTTCTACCGCATGAAGCGGTAGTTCACGAGTTCAACTTGATGAATGACGGAGAGCTTAATATATCCGATATTGAGCTCCATGAAGCCTCCACCTATTTTATATAGGAGATTGACATGCGTACCCATACTTCTGAAATCAAAAAGATGACTACGGAAG